CGTGATTGACCTCCATATCGGCGTCGGCGTACGCGATGCCGTAGCCCGCTCGATCCTGAGCACCGAGGACGACGTAACCGCTTGTGCCGCCGTTGCGTCTTTCGAGCGCAATGGTCGCTAGGTCGCCATCGCGGGCCGTCGCCAAGAAGCCGCCGGGGTCTTGGTACGGTATGCGAACATCGGGCTCGGTGTTGTAATACTCATCTACCCATCGCAGCGTGCGTTGACCGGATTCATTCACAATGCGTGCCACCCCGACGGCCTGGCTTTGGTCGCCAAGGTGGACCAGGGCCCAGCCCTGCCGCGGGTATGCACCCTCGCCTCCGTCAAGCAACGCCCAGACAGCCACGCGTCCCGTTTGGCGGAGTTGCAATTGCTGCGATTCGCCGTCCGGCTCGGCACAGCCCCATGCTGTATCGGCATCGCTCCCGATGGTGACTCGCGCGACGGCCAGCCCGTGAATAACAATGCGGCCTGTCTTACCCGGCTCGATGCGTTCGAGCGCGATACCAACACGTCCAATAGCGCCGGGGGTGAGTGGCTCGCACGTCATGCCGCGAAGGTCGGCTTGTTCAGCAGGTGTCGCTCCGCTCTGCAAACCGCCGAGCGAGACGACATCGCCGAACTCGAAAGGATCGGTGCCGGTAGCAGCGGCGTTGACCGCCCAGATGACACCCGGCCGTTCGCTCGCTCCCGCGTCGCCGGGCAGCGCACCGAGCGAATTGACGCGGTGCACGACATCGGCAATCGCGTTCCAGTCGGCTGCGCGAATGGAGAACCGGTCACCAGGGTGTTTGTAGTCCATCGGCGGCTCACTGAGGTGAAAACACTACGTCGGGAACAACAGGGCGAAGTCGCTGCTCTCGTAGATTTGATTGACATGCGCCGCCTTGAGAACAAGCTTGCGCACACCGCTGGCGACATCGGGCTGGTACTCGAACCAGACGTATTCCCACCCCTTTTTCGGCACTTGTACCGGCTGCCCGTCAATCGTGAGGTTCAAGGTGACGTTCGGCTCGCGGGCGAATTCCCACGCCAAGGCCCACTCGTCTAGAGTGGTGCGATTGCCTTGCAACCCGAGGAACAACACTTCACCGGCGGGAAAGCCGCGAAACGCAGCGTTGTTGGTGGTGGCGATTTGGTCGGCGCGCGCTTTGACCCACGCCTCAGTGACCAGTGTTGCGTTGACGCGGCGCCGCTCGCTGAACCGCATGGTCGGCACAAAGTAATCGACGCCGTGCGGCTTGCCGTTTTCGTCCACCGCGATTTGGTGGCCATAGTCGGTATAGTTGCCGTATCGTTGCGTGTTGATTGCCAACTCGCGGTGAGCCGTGGCTGTCGAAATCGAGAACGACCATTCGTCGAGCAGTTCGTTGCCAGCGCCACCGTCGCCCGGCTCGCCCTGCCAGTGAATTCGCGGTGCGGGCCGGTATTCCACGGTCGCCCGCCAAATATCGACGCCCAACGGTTCGACGCGAATGATGCCACGGGCGAAGTCAAGCCACGTCGTCGGCGATGCCGCTTTGACAGCATCGTATGCCTCTTGACTGTCGCTCGTACCGCGAACGATCCAAACCCGCTCACCCTCGGCACGTTGGCCGCCTGAGAGCGATTGCGATTCGACATGTTCAAGCGTTTGAATTGTCATTCGAACACCGGGCCTTCATCGGTTTCGAGTTCGTCGCGTATGTCCTGCAACAGGGCGTTGCTCTTTTCGATCGCCGCCACGATCGGGCGTTCGCGTTGCTGCGCCATCACCGCGGCGGCGCGGGCCGAGAATGTGCCGAGCACCTCGGCGGTCAGCTCTCCACCACCGGCCGCTGCCAGCTTGGCGAAGTTCGGTCGCCAAGTTGGTGTTTTCACGCGTGGTTCCTCGGCTATTTGCGTCTCGGTGGCTGCGGTCAGTCGGTCAAGCTGTTGCTGCAACTCCCGCTCGCGTGACCGATCCACGCGTTGTTGCAGCTCGTGCCGCTGATCTTCTGCAAGCGCCATCGCTTGCTGTTCGTAGGCTCGCTGCGCCGCGCCGCCATCGTGGGTAATGTCGCCCCAGACGAGCGAAGGAAACGTCGTAAGGTCGAGGATCGCGTTGGCGATGCTGTGCTTGATTGACAACCAGACCGATTGCATCGCCTCCTTGGCAACCAGCTTGATTCGTTCGAACGCCAAGGCGGCAGCCGTCGAGATGATGTCCCACGCTTTCGTGAAGTCGCCGTTGAGGAGCGCTTTGATAACGCCGCCGAACACTTGTTTCAAGTCAACCAACTGCGAAGCGACGAGGGTGATTACACTAGCGGCGATAGCGAAGCCGCCGACCCACGGATTGAGCAGCACCGGCAGCATCGCAGCCAAGGTGGACAACACCGTGCCGATGGTGCTCAGCCCCATGCCGATCCCCTTGATAATCAGCCCGGCCGCGGTCAGCGATGCGAACGCGGCAACGAGACGGCCGACCCACTCGCCATTCGATCGCAACCATTCGCGCATATCGCGCAGATACGCCAGCAGCGTATCCATGTTGGCAATTAGCTGCTTGAACCCCTGGTGGCCGATCTCCGCCAATGTGCGTTTGATGGCCGCCCAGAGGTCGGCGATGCGGTCGCTAAACAACTCCGCGTTCGCCGCATCTTGAGCCGACCACTGCGCACCGGAGAGGTCGGCCCTGGCCATATCGCCGCGCAAGTCCGCTTGCCATAGCGGTAGCAACGTGAGTCCGGCACGACCGAAGATCTTCATCGTCGCGGCCGCCCGGGCCGACTGATCATCAATCGCAGAAATTGCGTCGGCAATCGCCAGGAATTGCGCCTCCGGCGACATCTGCTCGAAACCGGCAATCGCCATGCCCATCTCAGCCATCGTATTGGCCAGAGCGCCGGACCCGGCGTCGCGTTGCATCTTGTATATCGCATTACTCAGAGCATGCAGCGGCACGTCAGCGCGTTCAGCCGCATAGGCAATCTTCGAGAACGGCTCTACCGCCATGCCGGCTCGCTTTGCGGCCTTGGCGATAGGATCGCCGATCGAGGCGAACAACTTCGCTCCGCCTGCCATGCCACCCAACACGCCGCCGAACGCGGTCGCCATCCGAGCGCCGACAGCCTGGATGCTCACGCCCCAGACCTTCAGCCGAGCAGCGGCGTATTTCAAGCTTCGCTGCAACGGTGCATCGTCTGCGCCGATTTCGACGTGGGCTTTGCCCGCTCGAATTGATCCTGCTGTAGGCATGCGTGGTTCCCGATCAATGCCGCCAGGCCACCGGCGTCGAGGGTCGGCGGCTCTATCATAGGGTGCATTTCTTCGATCCTCACCGGCGGCGATTTCGAATCGCGGAGCATATTGATCACGGTGGCCGTGATCGCGGCCGTATGCCACCACTGCTCTTCACGGCGACCGTGCACCATGTCGAGCAGCGCTTGCAACGTTAGCTCACTTGCGCTTGGGTCGATGCCGACGACGCCGCAGCAGCGATACACTGTTCGCCAAGGGTCGGCAGCGTCTCGATCATTTCGTCGGTCAGCCGAGCTACCACCCGAGACATCTCGGCGAAGATCGCTTTCGCGGCCTTCGCCTTCAGCGGCGGGAAAAAAGCCGTCAACGCCTCTTCCAAGGCCTGCCTCGCGCGGTCGATCGTCTCGCCCGTGATGGCGTCGAGAAAGTCCTCTCGACTGACACCGCGTTCGCGGGCCTGCGAATGGCACAGTCCCCACAACGTGCGACCGAGCAGGAGCGGGTCGCTCAGCAGTTGCGGCCATAGCGTCTCGATCGCCAAAATATCCACGTCCTCTTCGCGGCGAAGGAACTCCGCCCGCGACAGCGTGACACGCACGGACCACTCACGGCCGCCGGAATCAAGAAACGTACTCATGCGGTGCTCGCCTGCAAGGATGGTTTGCATTCTATATCCACGGTCACTTCGCCATTGAGCGGCTGGCTGAGCGTGAACTTCGTCACGCACCAGACACCGGCATAGGCAAGAGTCGGATCGCTGATCGTCAACGTGACGGTACCACCGCTCTCATACGCTGAATGCAGCGCCGTAAGCGCCGCATCGTCGGGCGAATAGCGACACGTCAGCGAGAGCGAAAGATCTCGCTGCCCAACGGCCGTGCGTTTGTACGCACCGTCGCCGCGAGTGGTGATGTCAATCTCCTCGCTCGTCGCGTTGACGGTGGCATCCTTGACCAGCCCGATTACGTTCGAGCCGACAGTGATCGTACAGTCGCGTCCAAGTTTGTAATTCGTCGCCATAATTGGTACCTCCGAAAGTTATAAGGCCTTCACCGCGTCTTGCCAAAAGCTGGCAAGCACCGGCAAGCACGCCTGCAAAGCCGGTCGCATGTACGGTCGCGGCGCGATCGTCGCCGAACGCCCCGCGCTATTACTGAAACCAAGCAGTCGCCATAGTCGTTCGGCTCGCTCGACCTGCGACTGCGTCTTCAACGGATAAATGAAGTACGCAGGCACCTGGCGGCCGTCCGGCGTGAAAACCAAACGCCGCGACGTGTGGCGCCGGCTGCCATGCAGTCGGATCGGGCCGCCGCCGCCGATGTAGGGCTCTTGGTATTTCCGAACTTTGAACCCCATCACTACCTCCCAGGCGTAAAACCGGGCAATCGCACCGTGCCGCCATGCTCCAGGATGCCCGGCACGGCACGCGAATCGTAAGCCATGGGACCGACCACCACGGTGTCGGTGTCGCTGTCGTACACGAAAAACATCATTCGCCGCAGGTCGCCGCGGTGCGCGTGCGGCGGCTTGCCCGGCGGTGAGGGCCCCTTGCGCCGCCGCATACTGCGCCGAGCCACCTGTCGCACCAACGCGCCTTGCCTCGTCAGGACGCGACGACGCGCTTTATCGACTCGCCGCATCACTGCTGGCGAATCGAAGAACATCTGCTTGATCTTCAGCTTGGGCGCTAACGCGGTCACGGTCAACCCGGGGTGTAATAGGTGTGATCGCACTCCCACGTGGTCGGCACGGTGGTGATGGCGACGGGTCGCTCTTGCGTCAGTAGGTCATGCTCCATTCGCTCCACTTCCGCGATTCGCCACACGCCATCCGATACGACTGTGGGCGGCGTGCCGTACATCGACGCCTGCCCCTTGAGCCAGGCGACAATCACCTCGGCGGCCTCCACGGTGGTTTCGATGGCGGCGTGCGTGTCGCCGGGCGTTACCGCAACGAACGCGATGCGGCATGTCATGCGGTCCTCCCGCCTCGCCGCCCACTCCACGTGGAACCCGTCGGGTACGACCAGCAATGTCGGCACGGCAAGCGACTCTACAATCACCGTCGGCGTCCATGTCGCTTGCACGACCCAGCCCGGGGGCAGAAGCGACAATAGCTCGTCATGGGTCGTCAAAGCGGTTGCAAGCGCGTATTGAACGGACATCACAACACCTTAGAACAACAGATGGATGTTGGTCGCCGTGGTCCCGGTTGCCTTGATCTTCGCAGGGAACACCAGGCCGTAATATGCGTTGGCGGCCAAGGGGAGAATGTCCTCGCTGCCGTTGGAATACACGATTGCCACATCGCCGGCGGTGCCGACTATGATCCCGCGAACACCGGACGGCAGCGGCGTCGTGTTGCTTGGGGTCCACGGTTGCGACCATGCGGGGCTGTCGGTTAGAGTGCGATAGACGACTGACATGATTCAGGCTCCTACATTCCAAGTCGAAGGCCCATACGCAGGCCGCATGAACGCGGCGTGATCGGCTCGACGAAATATCGCGGAACGAAGTAGTTGGTATAGATGTCTTGGATCGCCTCGACGCTCAGGAAGTCGTTGAACACCATCACGTCCGCGATGTGACCGACCCATTTTTGACCGCCAAGGTAGCCTTCCGCACCGATCGCCAGCGACAAGCTACCAGTCAGCAGATTGGGCAGCCAGAAGCCTGCGTAGGTGCCGTTATCACGGTAGCCCTCGGCTCCTTCAGGGTCTGGCGTGCTGATCGTCAGAGGCGTAGGTTCGGACCCCGGTGGGCCCTCATAGGTGTATGTACCGAGAACGCCCGGTGTGTTGGACCACACGCCCTGGTACTCGCCGTCAATGATGGTGCAGACCCACTTATAGCCAGTGCCCTCCTCAAGCTCCTTCCATTCGACGGTGACGTTGCCCATGTATTCGTTGTTTGGCTCACCGTACCACCTCGGCTTGCCATTGATTCTGCCATTTACGAATACGTTGCCTGAAGCACTGGCGCACTCGACAAACAGTCGCGGCGGCGTGTAGCCTTCGCCCACAGCCTCTGCCTTGAACTGTCGCACCGCCACGACCGTCCAACCGGCTGTGTTACCGCCCAGGTTTTTGATTGTATTGCCGCTGGTGGAGTAGTAGCCCCACTGCGTGCCGAAGCCAAACAGCGAGTATGTCGCAGCAAACCCCCATGTGCGTCGCGTCGTCAACGATGTATTGCCGGACCTCGCCAAGGCGATGACGGTCTGTGCGTCTTGCGACGCCAGCATGTTGTTCGCCAGCATCCATTGGTTCACACCGTCGAATGACCAAGCCCAATCGTAGATCCCGGTCGGGCGATAGACCTTCGTCGGATGCGATGCAAGCACTGTCTGCGTGGCATGGCGACCGTTGCCAGACAGATCGGTGGCGGTAAACGTGCTTCCGCTCGCACCGCTGTTCGCTGCGCGCCACCAGCCTGCCGGATTGTAATCGAGCGGTGCGGTCATCACTTACCCTGCCTGATGTTGTTTGCAGTGCGATACCATGTCGCGGACCACTGCCGCCAGTTCATTCGTCGCTTTCGTGTGCGCGTCGAGCACCTGGTCCAGTTCTTGGCGGAACTCGTCGCGTGCCGCCCGCGCTTCATTCAGCGCCGCACGAAGGCCCTCGTCGTATTTCTCTGACAAACTGGGTACAGTACGTGTAATCGTGTACCAGGCAAACCAGACGACGAAGCCCATGCCTCCGAGTTGAGACACAAGTTGCACAGGCAGGTCCGTCATCGCGCCGCCGGTATCGGCGACCAACGGTATCGCCGCCATCGACGCGCCAATCATCCATGCAAACGCAAGCTTCATTGCTGTTCCTTCGGCAACTTGATTCTGATTTGAAACTCTGGACCAATCGGCGCTTTCACACCAACGACAATCTCGCCGGCAGCCTGCCAGCCTTGCACGATTCGATCAATGCGGGTTGCGATGTCGGTGAGCCGAGCAACGAGGTTGTCGATCTGGCTGCCATCGGGCAGACCCTTGTCGAGGTGGTAGGCCACGGTCGCATTGATCTTGTCGCCGATCATGCTGCACCTCGTTGGGAAAAATCATCCTCGGCCAGCGAACAACTTCGCACGCCGTAGGCTTCGTCCGGGATGCCGCGATTGCCCCAAAGAACGATCGGTTCTTTCTCGCCGTGTGAGTTGCGAATGACCCAACCGACTTGCCTGCGGTTGGCATCCCATCGCATACCGACGCACTCGACAGCGTGCCCCCACCAGTTGTACGCAACATAAAGCGGGCAGCCGGTGCGTAGCACGGCGAGACAGTGGCCAATAGTCGTATCGCCGCGACCGCCCGGAATGTCCCACCATTCGAGCGGGCGGTAGTTGACAGCCTCTTCTTCCCACCACTGCTTGAAGCGACTCGGCGAAATCGAGTATCCGGCGGTGAATGAGGCAGGCGCGATGCCTCGCTCTCGTGCTCCGCGAATTGCCTCGTCGAGGTAGTATCCGTCGTTTCGCCAGCGAACGAGCCATCCAAGCGAAGTCGGGCCGAGCATGACATGCGGCTTGCCTTCGATGATGCGACGATCCATCGTGGCAGCAGTCAAGCTGAAGGCCCAGCAGTAATTCAGGCCGTCCTGACTCCATCCGGTTGCCCAACCGTTGGCAAGCTGATGATGGACTGGAAACGATTGTGATGCTTCGCATGCGGCAATTGCATCAGGCCAATCCGCCTTGGGAATCGCCATATCGACGTAATCGCTGACCGGCACCAAGCCGTGTTCCGTCGCCTCGCCGTAAGCTGTGCGACGCGGCAGAAAACCCGGCTCACTGAATGGAGTCGTCGGCGGCGGCGTATGGTCGAAATACTCAATCATCACAGCGACTCCAAGAGCGCATCAATGGACGGCGGCAACGGCTTGCTCGTCGGCGCGCCGCCTTGTCGAGGGGCGACCACGATGATCGGACCGAGACGAGCTTCATTCGTAAATTGCGCGATCCAGGTCGGCAGCTTGCCTTTACCGGCGTCCTGCTGGTCAGGATCGAACACGCCGGCAAACAAATGCCCGGCATCCGTAATCCGCTTGCGGGCCGACAGGCTGGCGACAATATCCCGCTGTGCAGCGGGCAGGTCGTCCAGTCGGTCGCTCTCGATCAATATCGCCACCTGCTTCGGTGTGTTGGGGCTGGGCGGCGTCGGACTAGGCGTAGGGTCCGGCGACGGCTCCAGCTCGCTGGTAGCGATCGTAACAGACGAGGCAAAAAGCTTGCCGTCGGCGGATGCTCGGGCAGCCGATAGCGACCACTTGCCGGCCTTTGTCGGCCGAACAACCATAACCGGCCGCCATTGGCCTTCAATCGCCTGAACAACCAAACGTACCCGCAGGCCATCCGATGGATACTGCGACCACCAAATGCCTAAAGCCTCATCGGCAGTACACGCAAGCGGCAAGTCGCCCTCGTCGCCCACGGCAACGACGCACTCGGTGGTGGTGATCAGTGGTTCGACCTTCGCTCCGCTCGTGCGGACCACCGGGGCAGCCGCAACGGAGGCGGCATGCGTCTCAGCCTTCCACGCAACAGTGTATACACCCAGCGAGATCAGCGCCAGCACGGCAAGCGTGGTATGGGCCACGATGCGGGTGGTGTACGTCGCGCGCTGTACGATCTCTTGCATGGTGTGATCCCCCCAATTGCGAGTCTAAAACAGCGCGATCAGCGATGCGATGAGTTCGATGATCTTCGGCAAGTTGGTCGCCAGCCAGTCCAGGAGCTTAGCCCAATCAATCCGGCCGACCAGTTCACCGGCGGCGGTTGAGGCTGCCATGCCAGCGGGCAGAGCGGCGGCCAACAGTGCTGGATCAGCGGCCTGCAATTCAGCCACGACATGCTCTTCGACAAGATCATCGAAGTGCAACACCTCACCATCAATGCGACGGCGCGGCCAGAGGATCACTTCCCGTAACATACGCCGCTCTTCGAAGGAAATATCGGCCCGATGGGCGGCGCGTAAAAGAGCAAATCTAAACAACATGTCATGTTCTCCTTTCCAATTGTTCACGCACATTCAATTCTCGCTTTCGCGTCGCGTGCAGCCGATTGCCGCGACAATACGGACACGCACCGTGCGGGCGACACGTGCGATCGAGCCGCCCACGGCCGTAGTACGGCTTGCGATGCTCTTTGCCGTGCGCAATTGCTTTGTCCAACACGTGACACTCCTTGGGACCAAGCTAGGCGGGCACTCGTTTCGTGCTGATCCGCCACAGCACCCCATACGGATCACTGGTTCGCCAGCCGGGGTGCTGCGGTGTGGCCAGGACTTCCCAGGTCTCGCCGTTGTCGATTATCCGGTCGCCACGCTGCGGTGTGATCGTCTGGGTGCCCAAGACAAGCAGCGATGCGGGGATCAAATAATCGCGTTCGGTCCACTCGATGGTCACGTCTTGGCCATCGTTGCGAGCCGTTTGGCTGCGCCCGATTACAGCAGATACAAGGGCCGCCTGCCCGCCGCGGCGGTATTCCACCGGGCGGGCAGCATGAGCGAGCAGTTGGTCGGCCAACCAGGCCAGACCTTCGGCGAGCACGTCAGCCATCTTACTGATTACTGCGTCAGCAACACGTGAACCGTGGTATCGTCAACGGTCGCCGCGGCAATCGCCTTGCCGACCAGCTTGTTTGTGCCGCTGCCGTCGCTGGTGGTCACGACGCTGTTCGTCGCATTCCAATAGAGCTTCGCCCCGGCGGTAACGGCAGTGCCGGTCCCCGTGCTCTTCGGCATGCTGAACACGCCTCGCACCGCCACGGTGCCAGCGGTATCGGCGGCGATGGGTGAGGTGGCCACGCCGACCAGATCACCCTGGACGACCACATCACCCGCTGCGACATCTGTCGTCGGGGTATAAGGGATTCGGTCACCCGTGCATACATACGTAGTCATTCTATGTGTCTCCTGTTTGGTGTTATCGCACTAGCTTCACGCAGCGCCCTTGCTCTTCACGCCGCCGCGATAGTCTTGCAGCGCCACGCCGAAGTCGTGGTAGCCGCGCATCTGGATGCCGAGCACCGAGAAGTCGGCGTCAGCGGTTTCGATGGTCGGAGCCTCCTGACCGTTGAGGAACGCGACCTCGATCACAGGCAGGTCGTTCGGATCGGCAAGCAAGTACCAGGCGCTATGCGACGAACCCGGCAGCGATGCACTGCCGAGGTATCGGCTGACCTCCACGCGGAACTTGCCCTGGTGCGGGTTGGCCACCGGGTACTTCACGCTCGAGTTCGTGTCCCGCAACTCCATCGACTTGAAGAGTTGCGAGCCGATGGCCGACAACGCCGTGGGCACCAGGAGGATTGCGGGCTCAATGCCGGTCGGGTTGCCGTCCGCGTCCGGGATGGCCGCGAACATCGTCTCGGCCTTGGTAAGCGAGTCGATGCCGAGGACGCTGGCAGCGCCATCGAAGTAGTTGTTGCGCGCGGAGGTGAAGAACGACGAGTTCGCCAGGAAGGTCGTCCAGAACACGTGGTTGAGCTTGCGAGCCGCGCCGGCGCCTAGCTTTCGAGGCACTGTCGTGATCGCGCCCAGGTCATCGTTGATGATGTCCTGACGGTCAATCGTGAGCATCAGGCCGTAGGTATCAGCCTTGTTCGTGAAGCTCTCTTCGCCGAGCGTGCCGTGTTGCAACTCGCCGCCGGGCGGGACCAGTTCGTACTGATCCTTGCCGGTCAGGCGGTAGCTGGTCACCGTCTTGAAATCGCTGACATTCCGCGTGGCACAGATGTTGCGCCACGTCCGTTCGACCGAGAAGAACCCGTCGAGCAGGAACTTGTTGGCGACGTTCGACAGGATGCCGCCGATGTCGATGGTCGAGAACCCG